GCTCGGCCTCAAAATCCTCTCTGGATGCATAACGCCCCGCTCTGTAACCATAGAGCCAGGAGGTGGTGCGTATGGCGAAGCGTTCAGAGAAGAATTCAGATATTCCCGATCGTGACTGGCGTGCGGCAACATCGCTGCCTGAAACGTGGAATGAGGACACACGCTCGATTGAGATTGTATTCTCTACTGGCGCCCGGGTTACAAAATACGACTCTCGCCGTGGCGTGCCGTGGATTGAGGATTTGCCTTTGCGCGGCATGGACGTCTCTGAACTGAACGCTGGTGCTCATGTGCTGAGGGCGCATGGGCTTGATCCCAAGACAGGAGAAGGACTTGACGCAGTAATCGGCAGCGTTGTTCCCGGCACAGCGATAGTTGTCAGCGGCACAGAAGCACGCGCTCGAATAACACTTTCACGCACTCCCGGAAAATCAGATGTTGTTCAGGACATCCGCGATGGTGTGATTCGTAAATGGTCTTACGGCTACCGCCGCATTGGCCGTCCCACGATCACAACCGATCCTGATACAGGCTTTGAAGTCCGATCATGGGCGAAACATATTCCTGACGAAATAAGCGCTGTCGCACTTCCTGCGGACGGCGGCACAAATACAAGAAACTCAGACAATCCCTCAAAGGAGGATATTAGTATGGAAAATAATCAAGATACTCGCAAAGCACTTGAGGCGCCTGCCCCTGACAATACTGCTCTTGAAGCGGCTCGAGAAGAAGGCAGAAAAGCTGAGGCGACAAGGCAGGACACGATCCGAAAGCTCGCAGCAAAGGTGAGGCTTGGAGATGAGGATATCCGTGCAATGTTGACCGATCAAAACGTAACGGTAGAGATGGCTCAAACTAAAATGCTTGAACTGATCGCAAAGCGAGACGAAGCTTCACCAACGCATGCTGGACATGCGGCAATCACACGCGATGCTGACGAGACAAGAGCACAGGCAATGATTGAAGGACTCGCATACCGCGCATGGGCGCAAGGTAAACCATCTGATCTTGCCAGACCTTATGTCAACTGCTCTGTCCTTGATATCGCCCGTGAATGTCTGGAAGCAAGAGGAGTCCGCACGAAAGGGCTTGCTGCTTCTGACGTGTTTGATCAGGCAATATTCGGCAGACGCGACGGAGGAATGGCATCAACATCAGACTTCCCGGCGATCCTCTCAGGAGTTGTTCACAAGAATTTTCTGAACGCTTACTCACAGGAATCCCGCAACTTTGACGAACTGGCAATCAGGCGCGTGATCGCTGATTTCAAGCCTGTGCGAGAGATCAAGATGTCGAGCTTTTCTGTGCTTGATCAGATTCCAGAAGGCGGGGAGATCAAATTCGGAGTGCTTGGTGAGGGACAGGAGACATGGGGACTTGCATCATACGCAAAGGGATTCAGGATCACGCGACAGGCTTTGATAAATGATGATATGGGAGTGTTCGGGCAGATCCCTGCACGTATGGGATCAGCAGTCATTCGCTTGGAGAAAAATCTTTTCTGGGCTTTGTGGACATCAAATCCGAAACTTGCTGACGGCAAGGAAGTCTTTCACTCCAGTCATAAAAATATCACCGCATCAGGCGGAGGAGCACCAGATGTGGATCAGATTGCAAAAGGCAGAGTACTGCTCAGACAGCAGACTGACCTTGCGGGCAATTTCCTTGACCTTGTGCCCACGCACATCATAACAGGAACAGCACATGAGACTGCAATTGATAAATTGATGACCCTGATTTTTCCTGTGCAGGCATCGGGTGTGACGCCGACATTCATAAGATCACTGCAGCCAATAGTTGAGCCACGTCTTGACGGCGACACTGTATGGTATCTGCTTGCAAAATCTTATCCTTCACTGGTCATAGGCTATTTATCAGGCGGAGAACAGCCCCGTTTTATGAGCAGAGAATCCTGGGAATACCAGGGGCTTGAGTTCAAGGTAGAGCATGATTTTGGCTGTGCGTGGACAGATCATCGCGGTGTTTATCGCAACAAAGGCGCAGCATAGGAGGCATATATGCAGAATTTTATTCAATCAGGAAAAACCATAACGCTTATCGCCCCATCGGGCGGAGTGAAGTCAGGGGATTTTGTAAAAGTGGGCGGACTGCACGGGTTTGCTATAACAGATGCGGCAGAGGGAAATCCAGTGTCTGTATCCCGCGAAGGTGTTTACGAATCTCCAAAAGCGAGCGTCGCAGTACAACAGGGAGACAAACTCTACTTTGATGATATCAACAAAGTCTTTACGACAGTCGTGACCGGCGTGAACATAGCAGTTGCAACAGAAGATGCCGACTCTGAAGACGAGACCTGCCTGCTTGTGCTTCTCCCTGAAACCGAGGAGGCGGGTGGCGGTGGTGAAGGATACGAACCAGACGGTACGACTATTGACCTTAATCCATCGAATAAATTGAGGGTGAAAACAGGCGGACACACACATACAGGTGCTGAAATTACGAGTGTAGTTCCAGAGGCAACGCACGCAGTGTCAGCAAACAGTGCGACTACTGCAACGAACGCAGGGAACGCGGATACGCTCGATGGTGAACACTCAACCGCATTTGCAACTGCATTGCAGGGTGCGAAAGCTGACTCTGCAGTGCAGCCTGCGACCCTTGTGGATTATGTCAAGAAGGACGGCTCTGTGGCGTTCACTGCTCCTGTCCATGGTGTTATGCCTACGATGCAATCTCATCTCGCAACAAGGGAATATGTGGATTCACAGGGTGGTGGTGGTCCTGGCATGGCCGCAGTATTTACTGGACGCAATGGTGCAGGCGCATGCTCCCTTCCAGGAGCAACTGTTGGGATGAAAATAATGTTTGTGCTTAATATGACTGACGAGAGCATGGATTCAGCCAAGTTTGAATCAACTATAACTGTTGCGGATGAGATACAGCAGATAGATACAGGTGATCTATCAACAAAGAAGTTCTTTACCATAGGAGGAGATTGATAACAATGTGGCCGGCACTGCTTAATCGGGCAACAAAAGTTATCAGGGACAAGTTCTCGGATTGTCGTGTTGTGCTCGATCCTGACGGCAGTGCTTATGCGTGCAAGGGGATATTCCACGCACCGCACGAGGATTTTGTGCCGGATGGAGAAGGTGCAGTCACTATCTGCTCAACTGATCCTGTTGTTGATGTGCGCTTAGCTGATCTGCCGGTTGTTCCGAAAGATCGTGATGTGCTGACAATATCATTGCAATTACCGGATGGAACTTACGCAGATCCGCAGCGCTTTCGAGTAAAAGACACACAGGATGATGGTTACGGCAGTATGAAACTTTTACTTATGAGGATATGACAATGGGAAAGCCGACACTCACAGCAATGGGAATCCGTCAGGACATTGTTACCCGCCTTCAAGGCAAGACCGCTGCTGGCGACAAAGTGTTCGACTCACGGACGATAAAGTACGAGAAAGAGGAACTGCCAGCGATAACGGTCACAACTCTCGGTGGAACGGATGATAAGTGGAGCATCGGCACCCTGCTCGTGAAGCATACCGAGCGCATTGCCATAGTGGGTGATGTAACCGGCACTGACGAAGCAGAAGTTGCCGCTGCGCTGGATTCACTTGAAGGTGAGATACTTGATGCGCTTGCAGGTGATCCTGAATGGATAGGCGCTTTTGACTCTGTTGAAAAAATGGACTCTGCAAAGAAACTTGATGACACGACTGCTGATCTGCTCGGACATGTTGCAGTGGTTGTGGAAATGCACTACCCGGTTAAATACGTGCCTGCAACAGAACCCGAACCACTCGTCTCTCTGTGGGTTGATACAAAGAGCACAGAACCAGTTGGAGCGAATGTCTCTGACCGGCCCTTGCTTGATAATTCCGAGGGAGGTTGAAAATGGAGCAGCGTATGCTTCTTATAAAACCTGCTCCGGGCGTGAAGGTGAGGATGCCAGAGCCGCCAAACGATTTTCTCCCTGATGAACCGACATCAGTTGCAGAGAGCCCTTACTGGTGGCGGAGGCTTGTGAAGGGAGATGTGATCCTTTGCGATCCGAAACCAAATCCAACTGCGACCAAGAAGGCCAAGGAGTAATGATATGCCAATGAGTTTTACATATATTCCGAATGATGTTCTTCAGCCGCTCTTTTATGCTGAAGTATCAAATGCAAAGGCTGCTGGCGGTGTGACTCCGCGTCCCACACTACTTGTAGGACAAGGACTCGGAACTGGATTTACAGCCGGTGTTCCGATAAGGATACTTTCGAGCGGTCAGGCGAACTCTTTATACAGGCCTGGCTCAATGCTTGCCAGGATGGTGCGTGCGTATCTTGCGAACGATCCTTACGCAGAGTTGTGGGCATTGCCATTTACAGATTTGGTTGCAGGAGTGGCAGCGAGCTTTACTCTGCACATAACCGGCACCGCTACTGCAGCAGGTGTTCTTGCTTTTTACATCGGCGGACAGAGATTGCTTATTTCTGTTGCATCTGGCGACACTGCAACGATTATCGGCGGAAAAATACAAACTGCTCTCGGTGTGGATGAAACAGCTGCGGCAGCATTGGGATCAACATTTCCTGTTATCGCAAGCAATTCCGCAGGTGCAGTGACTTTCACGGCACGGCACAAGGGAGCAGCAGGCAACAGCATCGACCTTCGTGTAAATTACTTGGGCGCAGCAGGTTCAGAAACCTTGCCGTCTGGAATCGCTATTACAGAACTCCCAACTTCTCAAGGTGAACCATACGTGCGTCTCACGAATGGCGCGGGTGATCCTGATTTGTCAACCATCGGTGCGATTCTCGGAGACAAGCGCTATTCATTCGTGGGAAACCCTTATACTGCTGCTCCAGCATTAACAAAATGGCAGACAGAGTTTGCAGATAATGCTTCTGGCAGGTGGGGATATGCAAGACGATTGTATGGCGGTGTGTGGTCAGCGCTTAATGATACTGCTGCGAACTTAGCAGCTTTTTCAACCGCGAATGATCCGCATCAATCAATATTCGGGATCGAAGGCTGCCCGAATCCATCTGACGAGATTGCTGCGGCATACTGTGGTGCGACTGCTGCTTCTCTGCGAGTTGATCCTGCACGTCCTTTGAATACACTTACATTGAATGGCATTCTTGCACCGCACCCGTTTGACCAGTTCACATATACAGATAGAAACCTGATCTTAAACAACGGGATCACGACACCGATCATTGATTCGGCGGGCAATGTCCGCATCCAGCGTGCAGTCACGACTTATACAAAGAACCCTTATGGCGCTGCAGACGCGAGTTTCAGGGATGTGACAACTCCATATACGCTCGACTTTCTGCTCACAGAGATGGAGAACCTTGTCACGAATCAATATGGCAGGGTGAAACTTGTTAATGATGGAACGCCAGTTGCCCCAGGCATGGCAGTGGTGACGCCATCAGCAATAAAGAACGCGCTCGTTGCTGCATATCAGGGATGGGAGAGGCTTGCTATTGTTGAGAACTCAGCTGTCTTTGCAAAACTGTTACGAGTGGAGCGGGATCAGAATGATCCTACAAGGGTCAATGTCTATTTCCCGCCTGATCTGGCGAACGGGCTCATGATATTCGCAGCACTCGCGGAGTTTAGATTGAACTATTCTCCCACTGACATGGCGGTATAAGGAGGTTAAAAGATGCCAACAGGAATCACACTTGCCGGACGAGGAAGCCTTCGGGCAGACGGCAAGGTCTATAACTGCACCAAGATCGAC